GAATCATTATTATGGTTATTCTGCTTTAAAACTTGAACTCATTGCCCGGTTTGATCCTCAGATTCAAGATGATATTCTTGCTTATCCTTATCTCAGTAATAAGGGTTTGACGGAATTTCAACGCGCCTTAGCGGATTTCACGCGGCAATTACGATCTGCACCGTGGAAATTGGACGATGTGATATTGGTTCCCAAGATCGGAGCGTGTAATGCCTGTAAAAAGCGTTCATCCGTTCAGCCGGGGTTATTTGACGATGAACTGGATCCAGACAAGATTCGCGCTAACGATAAATGCCTGGATAAACTCTGCTGGGAACAAAAGACCAAAGCCTGGCTTGCGCTAAAGGAAGCAGAATTACGCCAGCAGCATCCTAAGCTTGTACGGGTAGCAACTGAAAGTATTTCCTATGGTTCCAAGGAATTTGCCGGCGTCCTCGAATCCTATCAGTACGAGAAGGTCAAGAAGACCACTCCAAAGGCTGTGCCGGCAGTGGTAGTGACGGGACCAGGCACAAGTTCACTTATATGGATTAAACCGAATCAGCCGAGCGAACGCCGAGGCAAATGGGAGATCGGCAATGATGGGAAGGTCAAGCCCTTGTCCATGAAAGAAAAACAGGACCAACTCCGCAACCGGAGAATCGCCCTAGTTCTTCAACGCTTAATTGACTTGATTGAGAAAACCAAGACAGCGCCTAAGCTGAAAAATGAGCATTACCTGGCGCTGGCCGCGGCCTTCGGCACCGTGGAGCCATGGGACTGTAAGAACCGCTGGAAATTGACCGAGGAATTGTTCGACGGCGATAAACGGTCGGTTTTACTTGATCACGTATGGGGTGGTCTGCAACGCGGGTTAAAGCAATCCTTGACCGTCTATACGGTCAGCCAGATTGATAAGGATAATGAAGAAGCGGCAAAGCAGGTCGCTTTGCTCTTAGGACAAGATTATGCCGAACTCTTGGACGACGCAACGGCTGAAATACGCGAGCCGAAGTCATGGAGTAAAGATGCCAAGAAAAAGACGTAAGTCAGGCATATGCCGGGTATGCGGCTGTTCTCATTTCAATCCGTGCATTGACAAATCCGGGCAAACCTGCAGCTGGGCGGACAAAGCGCATACCCTTTGTTCGTTCTGCGCGCGAGAGGTGCAGAACATGATCCAAGCCAGAGAATAGATTATTAACTGAGGGAGTATGGCGCAATATATTCAGTTTATTACGGTAGAACCTGCTTTCGGACATCCCTCTTTTTCCATTCGCAACAAACGAAGCGGGACCGAACTTGGCCAGATCGGCTGGTATCCCGCATGGAAGCAATTCACGGTGCATTTCAATGAAATGACGATCTGGTCAGAAGATTGCCTGGCCGATGTACGCGAATTTATTCTTAGTCTGCCAAACTGAGGGAGTATGGCACAGTCGGGACTATTTATTTTTAAGGAATGACGATCAAATGATTTCCCCTTCTCTAATTAAAGCCGAGGATAGCCAGCTCAAGCTTTTTTCTTCTGATCAAATGGACCCGGCGCTTTTTTCAGCCGAAGAATCAAGCGATAACCCCGAGTTCACAGGCGCGCGTCTTTTCGCTCAAAAACCTGATATCTATAAAGCCATCGTAGCGTTAAGCGCCGAAGGTTTGGGTGTTATACGGATTGGAAAAATTCTTCATGTCAGTCCAAATACAGTATTGGCAGTTCGGGCCCGTGAACCTGAATCTGTAGATATAGAGAAAAAGAGATTAGCTGGTCTGTCGCGTGAAGTTGCCCGGATGTGCGTTGAAGGCATCAAGGAGATGCTATGTGATCCAGTGCAAGTCAAGAAGATCGGTCTTAAGGAGTTTGGTATTGTGTATGGGATTCTAACCGAGAAGTCAGAGCTTCTATCCGGATCCCCGACTGCCAGACTTCATACCATCATCACGAACGAAGACAATGGGTATGAGCAATACCTCTGCATCCTGGAGGCAGAACACAAGCGCCGAATGGGTTTGCAGGCAGGAAAAGAAGAACAAATAGCGGCGCCAGCGACGATTATGGACGTGCCGGCGCCGGCGGCAAGGGCACCGATCGCGCTCCTGGAAGCGCCGAAGGACCAACAAGCCACGTCCCCGATCGCCACGCCTGGGGCAAATGAAGCGGTAGGGCAGACGCCCCACCGGGTTGACGATATGCCCGTAAACATTGATCGTAATGAAGTGGTCAAAAGCGGATCCAACATTACGTCTCCTAACAATTTTGACGAATCTAATTCAAGCAAATGAATATCAGCATGTTACAACTCAAATCAGAAAACGCGAAAGCTGGACATACGGTAGATTATGCGACGTTACAACAGAATGACGGACAAGTCGTGTGTAGGGATACAGGGAAGACAGTCAAGGGCAAGGTAGAGGTCATGGAGGCACACAGTGAACGTGAACTCATGGACGCAATGTTCGACGCAACCAAAGGCATGCACATCCTAATCTACTCATACAAACGCGTTGATAAAGGGGCGGGGGGGGGGATTGAACGCGCGCGGGGGTGCTGGAAGCATCAATCCATTAACACTACGCAAAATTATTTATAAAAGGAGGAACCGATGAAAGCAACACAGTTCAACGTGACCGAGATTGAAGTGATTAAGAGTCTTGGATTGAGCAGAGAAACCGTCGTAAAACTTCGCGCCGACAACTTATCCCCAGGCAAAGACTTCGCCCAGATCGGCCGTGAGATCTGTTACGTGCCATCCGGCATTGAGAAGATAAGACTTGTCCTTAAAAAAACCGCCGCGCCGCCTGGCGTGACCCTTGGCGACGTAACACTCTTGAATATCAAGCCAGGGACTACCGACACGGACCAGCCCACGGTCATTCTGGATGCCGTGGTAACGAAAATTTATCCGCATAACCCGCAATATCTTGAGGCCTTGCTTGGCGGCCAGACGATAACGATCCGGGTGAATCACAACGCCAATTTCATTCCGGGCATGATCATTCCTTCCCGGGCATTGACGAGAAAAAACGCGCAATCATTCACCTTTGTTGGGCGGTGCCCACGAGCCCGCGGGAAGTGGTAAAAAATCATGAAAAGAAACACACCCAACCATCCAAAATTGGCAAAATTAGCGGCGGAATTGAAGATTCGGAAGTACGCCGGCGCCGGACTGCTGGAACTTCTCTGGCACATGACCGCCCAGTACGCACCCGAGGGGGACATCGGCAGGTTCCAGGACAGTGAGATCAGCCTCCAGCTTGATTGGCTTGGAGACCCCCCCCGGTTAATCAAGGCATTAGTGGATAGCCAGTGGCTGGACCGGCACCCCACCAAGCGGTTGATTGTACATCACTGGTCGGACCATAGCGACGCCGCTTGCGACAAGTATTTATCGGACTCCGGACGATGTTACGCTGATGGAAAACCACCCCGCCGAAAAGGGGAAAAACCGTTACTGAATGAGACTTCAGAAACGGAAAGTCGCGACAAGTCGCGACAAGTGATGACAAGTCGCAGAAAGTCGCGTCTTCCTAAGCCTATTCCTAAGCCTATTCCTAAGCCTATTCCTAAGCCTCTTGCCGTTGTCGCTTCTGAGGAAGCGGCGGCGCCGGCGGGAATGCTGGCGCAAGTGAAGAGAATCAAAAGCATCCGGAAGGAATTTGAAGGACTGCGGGATGTGGACATAGAAAACGCGCTCAAGGACGTGCCGACTGAATGTTGGGAGGCGGCGATCCACGATTTTGAAAGGGACATGGTGGCGGCTTTAACAGTGCCGGATATGCCGGTTAAAAAATTACGCGCCTACCTGGACGTGGCGGCCAGGGAAAACGCACCCGCCGGCATTTTTTCCCATGATGAAGATGCTCCAAGCGACACGGAGGAACTTGAGAGAAGGGCGTTCCAAGCGTTGGCTGACGCGAAGACGCGGACCGAAAAAATGGCGAAGGGGAAACATGGACGGAAATGAAATTAAGGAGCGATTGAATCAAAACGCCGAAAGGGTTTGCGCCTACTTGTTGCCCGCCGGCAAAAAAGACGGCACCGAATGGATCTGCGGGGACGTTGCCGGGACACCGGGGACGAGTTTGCGGATCCACTTAAACGGGGCCAAGCAGGGATTTTGGGCTGACTTCGCGGCAACAGATCAGTACCGCGGCCGCAATCTGCTTTCACTTTGGATGGCGGTCCGCCGGATTGAATTTGTGCCGGCGATGAAAGAGGCTATGGATTTTCTGGGGATTAAGGAAGATCGGGGATGGCGGCGCGTGACCGGTGAGAAATTTCTGCAAAAAACAACCCCCACACACCCGAGCACTACGGTGGGGCAGGCGCCCCCGGTGGAAGTGGATCTTGAACGTGAATACGTGCCGCTCCGAAAAGACGGCAAGGTATTTAAGTGGCTGACGGAAACGCGAAAAATACCCGCGGCCATTCTGGAGTTATACCGGATCGGTGAAAGTAAAGACGGTGATAGCGTTGTGTTCCCCAGTTTCACCCAGGACGGAAAGTTGAACAGTCTGAAGTTCAGAAATATCACTGATAAAACCAAAATGTTTGTTCTACCGAAAGGCGCTCACAAAATGCTGTTTGGGATCCAAGCAATTGATCCCGAACAATGCGACTTGTTCATCAGCGAAGGCGAGATAGACGCAATGACACTTGCCGCCTATGGCTTCCCGGCGGTGAGTGTTCCCTTCGGCGCGAAATGGCCCGGCTCTGACGGCAAGGACCCGAATACGGAATGGATCAAACACGATTACGAGTGGCTTGAAAAATTTATTGAGGTTTTTCTGTGCCTGGATGCGGATGAGCCGGGACAAAAAGCGACCGCGGCATTGATCCCGAGAATCGGGCGGACCAGGTGCAGGATATTGGATTATCCCGCCGGCAAAAAAGACACGAACGAATGCCTGATGGCCGGCATGGACGCAGGAGAGTTTTTGAAATTCATGAACACGGCCCGCAATCTGGATCCGGAAGAACTGATAAAACCTTCCGAGATTGAACAGGACATCTGGTTTGAGTTTTTCCCCGACCAGAACGACAAGAAACGTCTGGGCGATCCGACCCCATGGGAAGCATTGTCTTTCACTTTTAACCCAAGCGAGTTGACGATCTGGCACGGGTATAATGGTCACGGGAAAACCATCCTACTAAATCATGTCATGCTGGTATTCGCTTCCCTGGGTAAAAGCAGTTGCGTAGCCAGTCTTGAATTTCCGGCGCGCAAGACGTTCAAAAACCTGGCCAGGCAGGCAATGGGCAAGGCGAAACCCAAAGACGAGGAAGAACTGCACAAGGTTATCAAGTGGATGGATAATTTCTTTTGGCTTTATAATCATATCGGGGAGACGACGCTGGACGACACCTTGTATGTGTTTCAATACGTGGCGAAAAAATATGGCGTCCAGCATTTCGTCTTGGATTCGCTGATGATGTTGACGGACATCGGCAGTGAAGAATACGACAAGCAGAAGTTTGTGGTTTTGCGGTTAAAAGACTTTGCGCGGGACAATAACGTCCATATGCACTTGGTGGCGCACAGTAAAAAACCCGACAGCAAACACGATCCGGACAAGTATCCGCCGAGGAAATACGACATATCCGGATCAGGGAATATCTCAAACGTGGGGGATAATGTGATTTGCGTCTGGCGCAACAAGGAGAAGGAACTGCAGATGGCGGCGGCCTACGATTTGGAAAAGGCGGGTTTAGACCAAGATGCCGATAATCTGCGGGCGAAATATAGAAACCGGGAAGATGCGCGATTCATCATCCAGAAAAACCGGGAGACTGGAGAAGAAGTTACCCGGCGGTTGTGGTTTGACAAGGGCATGGAGGGAAGCTGGCAGTATTTCGACGAAGCTACACAACCGATAGGACCGGTAAAATATTACCGGTAATGATATGAGAAAACCGGAAAACAGAGAGAAGTTCAAAGTAGCCTTGGAAACCATAATTAAATTCTATGGCCGCCGGGATATTCAGATGGTAGCCGAGGTTTTAGATGAGGAAACGCGGGTATTGAAAGCGAAGGTGACAGACCTGGCGGTACAACGGGAGATGAATCGGACGGATAAAATATGACAAAGGAACGATTACCAGACACACGAAAGTCCATCACGCACAAGGCGGTGATTCTGACGACGGAGAACGACAAACTGAAACGGGTGAAGTTTTATTTCACAGTGGGACTTTTCCCGGATGGCCGGCCGGGTGAGTTGTTCATTCACATGGATGAAGCCGGATCCACACTGGACGGGATGGCGGACACGATCAGCATCTTAATCAGTATTTGCCTCCAGGAAGGAGTGTTGCTTACAAAACTGGTGGAGAAGTTAGCGTATCAACAGTTCAATCCGCAGGGCATGACCGAGAATCCGGAGATGCGGATTGTCAAGAGCGTGGTGGATTATGTGATTCGGTGGATGGATAAAAAATTCAATACAAAAAGAGGAGGATAAAACATGAGACGAATATTGAAAAAGATTATCGGAGGGGCCGAGATTCAAGACGGCGAAATTCCGCCGTGGTGGATGGGGATAGCTTACACTGATTATCTCCGAAACGTTGAGGTTTATTATGCAGTGCCGTTACATCATTTTGTATGGCTGGCATGGAAAATAAATTATATCTGGTGCCGTTATCGCCGACGGGAGTCATGGATTGACCGCGAAATTAAAAAGGTAATTGAGGCGGACCGGATCCGAACGACTGCGGAAAAAACGAAACTCAAACAAATAATACTCGGTAACCAATTAATGTTTGCCGCGATCGTCCTGAAACACGGCGGATCTATGAGGATAAATAATCTGGACATTAAGATGGTGCCGCCGAATTGCGTTATCGTGAAAGACAGAAATGACTTTGGAACGACATACACCATTGAAAAATGAAAGGAGAAACATGAGAACAGCAGAACTTAAATTTGGATTTTCTTACGCCGCCGGCGGAGGAGAACACGTGATGCAGATTTTTCTGCATCACGTCATGAAGGACCAAGCACTCGTCGAATTACGCGAGGATGTGACGGGTTTTAAACCGACCGATCCTTGGATGAAGAATACCACCAAGGGCACGGTGCTTTGGGTACCATTAACGGCAGTGCGGTTCACGGATTAAGGTAGAAATATGGCAAGACCAAAATTACTTTTCGGCGGCGAGTATGAAGTGCGGTGTGAAGACTTTGAGGACGGCGACTTGGGTTGGTTTCGCGCGAAGTATATGACCGCTCATGCGCGCGCCGAAGGGTGGCTATGGGAAATTATTGATCCGCGTTTCGAATGTGATGATACAGTGAGTATAACGGATTGGAGATTGCCAACAAAATCGGAGGGATAGATGCCAATAAGAAAATCAAAAGGAAACATGTACCCCTGGGTGACGCACACACACGCGCACCTGGGCGGAGAGTGTTCGCATAAATGCAGTTATTGTTATGTGGATGATCCGCGTTTTGGCCGGCCGGAGAAATTCAAAGGCCCGGCGCGATTGATGGAGGAAGAATTTGCGGTGAAGTATGACGAGAAAACACTATGCCGCGCCGGCGGTAAATTTCCCGGCCTGATCTTCATTGACCACCGTAATGATCTGTTTGCGGAGAATGTGCCGGGGGAATGGATCAGCCGCGTTATTGATCATTGCGATATTTGGCCCTGCAATGATTATGTTTTCCAAACCAAGAACCCGGGAAGATACATTGATGTTCTCCTGGCATTTCCAAGACGGTCCTTGCTGGGATGCACGATTGAAACGAACCGGGATATTCCCGCGGCAATATCACAAGCGCCGCGGCCGCAAGAACGCGCGGCTTACATGAAAGAGTTGAAGGGAATACGCCCGCTTTTCATAACAGTAGAACCGATTATGGATTTTGATGTTCCAGTTTTGGGCCAATGGTTGACGGAGATTGATCCGGAGTTTGTAAATATCGGGGCGGATTCAAAAGGGCATGGACTTCCAGAACCGTCGGCAGACAAGATCGGGGCACTGATTGATGTGCTGAACGCGGCGGGGATTGAGATAAGAGAAAAACACAATCTAGGGAGGTTATTGAAATGAAATCAGATTATAAGGCTATACCTGAAATGTGGGGTGGAAAACAGATCGGCGTTACGTTTGAGAGACGAATGACTTGGCGCGCCCGCATTAAAATATTTTTAACCGGGCGGATGTCATGGACTAGGTATTTTATCAGCGATTTACCCTGGTCCGCACCACCACCCAAAACTCTGAAATGGTTTCCTGATAAACCGGGGTGGAACGACAAGAAGAAACTGAACAACGAAATCAGACGTGTCCATTCTTTGTTTTCGCCGCGCGTAATGCGAAATGCCCGCCGGCGTCTCTTGAGGATGGAGGGGAAACTGGCGAGACCCATAAAAGTTGAGGAAGAATAGAGATGAGTAAGATTATCGGACATGAACGATTACCGCCGCCGGGATACGAAGCCGTCCAGGCGGAGATGACCATATCGGGGACGACGCGGGATGTGGCCCTGGACAAACTCGTGCGAATGAGGGCGAAGACGTTGGAACTGGAAACAACCGATCCCCTGCGAAACGGGTTTGAACCGCAGATATGGCACGTATGCGACGCCTTAGTCGGGTATCCATGGTGTTACGACCGACCGTTTTTGAGGGCAATACGAAATCGTTGGCCAGATCAGGCGAATCGGACAGATCAGGAAGTGTGGCAATGGTTTTGCGAGACTATGCGGAAATGTCTGGGATATGAACGCGCCGTCAAGATGCTGTTGATCCTGGGCGGAAACCGGGCGGCCAAGTCGGAGTATGCGGCGAAACGGTCCATGATGCTGGCGACGGAAAAAGAGAATGCGCGAATTTATGCCCTACACATGAGCGAACCGCGCAGTAAACGCGATCAGCAACCGCTTTATTGGAAATATATGCCGGCGGAATGGAAGATTCAGATTGCGAGTCTGGTTGCGTATATCAAATACAAGGAGAAGACGGGATTCGCGGAAAACAGTTTTATCTTATTCAACGGCAGTTCCGGGGGATTTCTGAATTACATGCAGGATAAGGACACGGCCTTGCAAGGTCTGGAGGCAGACCTTTTTGCGCCGGACGAATTGATCCCGGCGGATTGGATCCCGGATATTCTCTTGCGCCTGGCAACCCGCGCCGGCATAGGGATGTTGACCTTCACCCCAGTCAACGGCTACACGCCGACAGTCGGAATGTTCTGCGATAGCGCAACAGTGGTAAGAACCATTCCGGCTTATTTGTGTCCGCGAGACCGCGGCGACCCCGACGAGGCGCGTGCCCTGAATTTAACGCCGGAACAATACACGGAAGTATTGAAGGCGGTGGACGAGAAACGGGTGGCGATGGCCCCGCAAAGCCAGCCGGAAGATGTGTTGAGCTGGCTGGAGGAACCCACCCCGGCCGGCGGCCACCCCTCCAATGGAGGGGATCAAAAGAGAGTTTTTGATCAGGTCCCCAGGGTGATGAGATGCGTTGACCCGCGCAAAGCGGTGGTCTTCTTCAATCCGAGCGACAACCCATACGGCAACCCAAAGGAAGTAGTCGCGGAATTACGCAAGAAGGGACGCGGGTATATCAGGGAACGATTTTATGGCTTGGCAGAGAAGACCATCAGTGTCCTAATTCCGAAATTCAACCGGAAAATCCACGTTGTTCCCCCCAGCCGGATACCGATCGGCGGGACGAACTATTTTTTCTACGATCCGGCGAGCGAACGCAACAGTTTTATGAGCTGGTTCA